CAATTTAGAAGATATAACCATTTCAAACATAGGTACTGACATGAGTAGCGACCAGCGAGAAAAAGCTCAAGAAGTTGTAGTGCCAGTTATTTTGACTAGAATAGCTAGTATGGCAGCATTTATAATGAGGAAATCATAATGTTTAAAAAAATATGGTCATGGTTTATTGAGATAATTAAAGAAACTTTAAATCTCAGTTGGACTTTAGTAGGTTTAGTTATTGCTACTCTTACTCTTACTGGTTCAGCTCAACAGGTTACAGGTCTTGCGACTTTAATTACATTAGTCTTATGGTTATTAACCATAGGATTTAGAAAAGGTAAGGATGATGTCAAAAAATCAGCAAGTAGATAGCCAATGTAGAACTTATAAAGCTGAGAATGGTTATACAAATGTAACCATTTGTAACTGTAAGTACCCAAAAAGATAAGGAGATAGTATGAAATTAAATGTGGTGAGACACCAATTTGGAGAAGAAGCAACAAATGGTTTGTTGTTTATTGATGGAGTTTTTGAGTGCTATACTCTCGAAGACCAATATCAGGAAGTTAAAGTAATGCACGAAACATGTATCCCTGAAGGTACATATGAAATAAAATTAAGAGATGCAGGTGGTTTTTCAAGCAGATACCTACAGAAATATGGACCTGAGTTTCATAAAGGTATGCTTCATATACAAGATGTTCCTGGATTTGAGTGGATTTTGGTGCATCAGGGGAATACCGACCTTCACACCTCAGGTTGTTTGATTTTGGGCGATACTCAACAGGATTTAGACAAGAGTAAACGAGGATTTATTGGTAATTCTAAGGATGCATATAAGAAAATGTACCCTAAAGTACGAGATGCTTTGTTAAATGGAGAGAAAGTTACCATACAATATAGTAAAATAAACTTAAGTAAAAAACAAAAACCTAATCTGAAGTGGAGGATATTAAGTTAATGTTAAAAAAGAAAAGAGCAAGAACATCTAAAGGTACATTCAAGAAGGATGTGGCGTGGACCCCTTGGAACGAAGCATGGAGTTATCAAATGAGTGAAGACCTCAAGGATATGCTTGAAAGAACTGCTTGGACCTTCATTGAAGCGTTCATTGGTGCTTTAACAGTTGCTCCTCTAGTTGGTGTAGAAGCTGAAACAATTCAGTTGGCTGCGTTAGCAGGAGGCGGTGCTGCACTAGCAGTTATTAAAACATACGCTAAAAAACAAATATCTAAATAGTTTAAATACATAGGTAGACCAATAGCTGTTGTATAATTAAGAAACAACAGAAAGGCTGCTAATGTCTAAAAAAAAGAAACCGATTCCGGCAGAGAATAGTAATAACTTTTTTAAAGCTGGATGGAAACCTAATGTAGATTTTGACCATACTACAGGTACTGGTGAAATAACACATGTAGGAACAGACCCAAACTACGAATCTAAGACAGATGAGATATTAAAAGAGTGGGGATTTGACCCTAAACTGTATGAAATAGACGGAATCCTTAAGGTTTCTTCTTGGAATACACAGTTAAAAGGTGGAATTGTTGAAACTTTCTTCGCATTTAAAGGAAGTGTACGCAGGAAATCTGCTAATAGAGATAAATATTTTCAATCCTTGTTTAAACAAGCAGTAAAGAAGCCGCCATTAAAGGACAATGGACTATTCAAAGGAGATACGGCCTTCTTTTTCTTCTTATCGGACTGGCAATTAGGGAAGGATGATTACGGAGTTGAGAATACAATCAAAAGATTTGATGTTGCTTTACAAGATGGAGTTAAGTTACTAAAGAATCATAGGAAAACTGGGTTTAAAATAGACGAGGTTTACTTAATAGGAATGGGTGACCTTACCGAAAACTGTACAAAATTTTTCTACGACTCCCAACCGTATAATGTTTCTTTAAATCTATTAGAACAATACAGCCTTGCTAGAGCTTTGATATTTAAAGCAGTTGAAACATTCCTTCCTCATGCAGATAAAATTATTTTGTCAGGTGTGCCGGGAAATCATGGTGAAATGACTAGAAGTTCTAAAGGCCAAGTGCTTACTTCCCGTTTAGATAACTCAGATACAATGCATATCGAGATTATGGATGAGATATTTAAAGCAAATCCTGATAGATATAACAAGGTAGAGGTAATTATTCCTGATGGATACCACTTAACCTTAGATGTTAAGGGCCAAACTATGGCATTTACTCATGGTCACATGACTAATGGTTCAGGTAACGCAGAGAACAAAATAGAACAATGGTGGAAAGGACAAATGTATGGTTGGCTTCCCGTGGGTGAGGCATCCATTTTAATAACCGCACATTACCACCATTTTCGAGCCAAGAATCAAGGAGATAGGCATTGGTTTCAATGTCCATCACTAGATAAATCAATAGACTTTACTCAAAGAACTGGATTATGGTCTCATCCGGGAGTCTTAACCTTACTTGTAAACGATAGAGGCCCTAGTTTTCCGGTGATAGTATGAATGGTAAACCAACACAAGAAGAACTCGAAGAGTTATTTAAAGATTTATCTAAAGAAGAAATAGATAGACTTAAAAAAAGTTAAACCCTCTGTTTAAACAAAGGGTAAAACCTTATATAATTTAGGCTTTCCTGCGAAATCTTTCTCAGGATACTCCTCAAATTTATCAATACTATTCCACATTTCTTGTAGTTTTTCAAAGTTTATCCAAACTGGTTTAGCATTTGGATGAGAAAAATACATTAAAGCTATCTCAATCTTTACTATTTGATTCTGTAAATCAATAGCCTTTGTGTACATTTCTCTTAGTTTCTCATAATCTGTTAGCTTTAATTTCTTAGTGCCTTTAACTTCTATGAGATATAACTTATCATTAATTGCTACAACATAATCCGGACATAAGATAATTTGTGATACTAACCAAAATAATGGTACATTATTTGTCTTAGCATCAGGCCCTACCTTAGCCCAATGTACATTCTCTGATAGTTGTGATTTTTCTAAATGATTCTGCATTCCTAAATCAGCCATATCGTGTACTGATTGTCTCTCTTCGTATGTATTTGTATACTTATCCATTATCTTCTTCGTCTCCAAACATTTCAATAAAACATCTAGGATGAGTTCCTGTCATTATTTGTTCTCTCCAATCTTTATGGATATAAGGAAACAAATCTTGAACTAATGGTCTTAAGTATCTTGATGTGTACTTCCAAGTAGCTTCATCTTTTTTCTTTACACGAACATAACCTGTATCTCCACAATGTATACATTTATTAGTAAACATCATGGTCCATTCATCAGCTTTTGGTTTATCTAATACCATAACTCCTCCTTAAAAAGGTATTTCCGTTTGCTTATTTTTTACAACTGCCTTCTTTATCAATGCTCCACAAGTTCTCCATTCATAACTAAACGGATTATCTTCATGTTGTAGCTTATATCTTTGCCCACAATATAAATTACCTTCAACATCTCTATAGTTAATCGTGTTTCTTTCACATAAAGAAGGTGCTTTATGACGGGTATCCGGCTGCTGTTTTACATCAAAGTTATGATTAGGGTACCTTTTCTTTAATCTTTTCTTTAATTTGTCAACAGCAATCGAATTACCTATTGGTTCTAAAGCCATGTTGTTGGTACTTCTTTTTCAGGATTGCTACTATTTATGTAACCTCCCCAACCACATCCTTCTTTCTCCATGTAATTAGAACAAGCGAAGTCAGGTATAGCACCAAATTTTGCCTTGTCGCTTTCCTTCTTCTCTCTATTGTCCTCTATGTAAGCAGTCTCTCCACAGCTAGGACATGCTTTAGTTATGTCTTTAGTTTCACCAAAGACTTCTTCAACTAAATCCTTAGTTCCATCTACTTCTGTATTGGATTGTACTTCTACAAACATATCCATGAATACATCGAAGTGGTCTTGTGTCCATAGATTTAAATCTTTAGGACCTGATTCTTCTTTAATCCATCTAGCCCAGGCACTTTCTTTAAACTTCTTCCTTAGAGTTTCATTCTTCTCGTGAAATTCTAAAGCCTGTTGTAATCGTGCCTTCATGTCATCATCAGGAACCATTTCATTAACTGTATCTTCCATCTTCTTTTGCTCTTCTTCAGATGGTTTAGCTACAGGTTTCTTTTCAACTTTAACTTCAGGCTTAGGTGCAGGTTTAGTATCTACAGAAGCACTATACTCTTCCTCACTCATATCCTGCTCCCACATGTGAAGTCCAATGCCTAGTCTCATGCAACATCTTTTAAGTGCATCTGACTCAGCATCTTTAATAAGCTCACCTTCAGATTTTTTACCGTTCTTAAACGAGTTAATAGCCGGTGGTTCAACATCCCCACATGCAGTAACTGTCTTCTCTCCATCAGGAGAATCTACAACTAATGTACATCTTGCTGATATAACATGCCCTTCAGCTCCTCTTATCACTTCTACTGTATCAAAACTTATTAATAGTCCACTATCAACAAGTCTTCTTGTGTATATGTGATGAGGAACATAATCTCCGAAACCTTTAGGATTCTTTTTGATTACACTCTTAGCGAAAGGTTTAGTTAATTCCTTCCACGCTTTTGTTTTGGTTGCCTTATCCATTATTCTCTTTTCTCCAGTATTTTATATACCCTAGTTTGTGATATTCCTAGAATACTACTGATTTCTTTGACTGTATTCCCGTTGTTTAAACAAGCTACAATCATTTCTTTTCTTTTGTCTGTTAGATTTAACACTCTTCTTTGTGCATTCTCTAATCCGACCTGTATTATTTGAAGTTCTTGTAAGTCAGCCATTATCTGACTTTTCTTTCTTCAATTAGAGGACCTTTGTATTCCTCTTTGTATGCCCTATATATCTTTACAATGCCCTCTATAGTTACATACATAAGTATAGAAAACATCCCTGACAAAATTAATCCTTGTACACTAAACATCTTTACCTCCTTGTGCTAATGTATCTTCTAAAGTTTGAATATCTTTTTCAAGACTATTAAGTTTTCTTTTAACTTCTCTAATTCTTACTTTTAAAATAAACTTTGTTCTTTTATCTAAAATGTACATTTACACCACCTGTTCCTCCAACATGTATGCATTTATGTGGTTCGTGTGTAAACAATTCGTGACAGTCTTCACAACTAACAGAAATTTTTTCTACAAAAGTTCCGTTATCAAGTACAAGGTCTACATTACTCACCTTGTATCCTGCTAATTGAGATAGATACCCGGTCAAAAAGGTTGCTAACCACTCCGGGTCTCTTCTTATTTCCTTTTCATTGACATCAATATCTATTTTTATTTTCATATATTTACATGCTCCCTTACAAATTCAACAAGTAAGTCTGCTGAGTATGGAGACTCTTGGTTGCTGTATCTTTTCTTATATGTGATTAGTTTTGAAGGCCTTATATCTTTTTGATATTCGTAGGCTTTCTCTTCATCATTTATAAAGAATTGTACAGGTTTCCCTACTGCTTCTCCATCGGAATCTATTTCATAGATTAATGTAACTAAGGTTCCATTCTTTAAGTTATGAAAACCTCTTGCGTTTATTAAAGAATAGCCTCTACCTTTTTGCAGTATGACTCTATTCTTCTTCTGTTTTCTCAGTTTGCGTTCCTTCAATATCCTTATTAGGAATCTCGGTCTTAGCATTTGCTTTCTCCTTTTCTATATGTGCTTGTATAAAATTATGTTGGTCTGCGAAAGCATCAAGTAACTCTGCAATTTTTTTAGTATTACTCCTATTTAATTGCTTTCCTACCGGTACATATTTTCTTCCTCCACATGCTTCTACTAATTCTAAAGCCCAATTTCTTAATGTAATATGGGATTCAAAAATAGGTTTAGATTGGGGTGCGTTATCCCCTGACTCATTAGCCATTTATCCTCCTTCTATGTTTTGCGTTACTTGTTTGCAGGTTCTAGTTCTATAAGTTTTACTATGAAGTAATTACTTCCAGTATCTTTTAGTTCTCTGACCTTACTTCTTGCTTCTTGTAAGTCATCGAACCCGAACCTTAATACACTACCATCAAAGATGGATGTACTTTCCACAATGTACTTGTTCATAAGTACTACTTTAATCAGCTATTGAATATTAAACAAGTATTTAATTAAGATATTTAATACCTGTTTAAACAACAGCTACTTTAAGTTTGTTCCAACCTGCACAGCAAGTATCACAGTTATTATTAATAGAAATATGCTTTCCATATTTCTCCTTTCTATTGGTAGTAAATACCTAGATGCACCTAAGCAGGAAATTTGGGCAATGAATAAAGCCCCAGTAAGTTATTTTTTTGTTTTGTTATTTCTAACAAGTATAAGATTATATAACTTACGACTCAGGTGCATCTAGCTATTTACTTTATTTAGACGGTTTAGACATCTTAGTTTAGACATTCCAGTTTAGAAAACTTAGTTTAGAAATCCTAGTTTAGAAATTCTAGTTTAGAAATTCTAGTTACTAAGATGAGGGTTTATTTTTTTAAACCAACAGTCTCCACATAAAGGTATAGATATTATTTCTTTGTATCCTCGAAACTTTAGGCCAAAAGATTCTCTATCTATTTTTATGTACCTATCCAATTTTATATTGCAGTCTTTACATTTATTCATACTTGGTATATAGGGGAAAACTTTTGTAAAACAAGGGCCGGTGAGAGGCAATCTTCCACCGGCCAATGTTTCTTTATTTGTTATGGTTTCTTCATAACTTCTCCTAACCGTTAAGTCATTTAAGTTAGGATGTCTATATTCTAGCTGACTCCAACATATTGCTGAAATCGTTGGACTATATCGGCTTGTTTAAACAAGTAACCTCTCTTCTTTGCATATTCTCTTCCAAACTTATTAGGTGTTTGTCTTTCCCAATAAGGGCTTTCATCCCATAAGTCGTTCAAATCAGCACTAGGTCCTATAAAGCCTTGAACAAATTTAAATCTTGTTCGCTCTATATCTACTGTTTTCTTTGATGCCTCATATAATCTTCTTGCTTGGTATTCACTTATAGAATACCTGTTGTTGTAGAATCCATAAGAATGATTATTTTCTTGGTCCTCTTTCCATGTCTCACCTTTACGATTCTTCGCAGGTGAGTTATCAAAAGCTAACTCAATGTATCCTACAATAGTTCTTCTATCTACATCACTATTAGGGAAGTAGATGTCAAACTTTCTACTATACCTGTAGAAATGGATATAAGGTACGGGTGAATAATATCCTCCGGCCTCACAACTATTTCTTTCGTCCAATTCTCTAACAAATCCTTTAGTCATAGCTATAGGCATGTCATCATCAATCGGTCTTGGTATTAGTTGGTAGTCTAACTTTCGTAAGAGTTCTAATGCCTCTTTGAAAGTCTTGCTTCTTTTACATGCATAATCTAATGCATCCATAAGAAACCTCCTTCTCTATTGTGTTAGAACGGTCTGTTTAAACAACAAGTCGTTCTCGGTTAAGTAGAAATGTTGTACTTCCGGATAGCTTTATATATTGTCAACATACATTCTTAACTATTACCAATGTTATTTAATACTAAGAACATGTATCACCATCATTGGATGGCTGTCTAATGCATATTAGACTGCAGTTCTTAGCCCGTCTTCAGTATCTCTAGTTCACTTCAAGGGTTTCTTTCTCCTCAACCGTAGTGTGTACTCGAAACCAGCTCACTAAATAAGATGGATAACTGTAACTTGAATTACAATCTCCATCCCACATTTACCTACTTAACCGACAACAACTTGTCTGTGCCTCTTATTATAATTACTATAAAACGGCCTGTTTAAACAAGCCGTTCTAACTAATTACTCAGAATCTATAGTCTGCAGTTACTCCATGAAAATTCGGTAATCTATTTTCGTCTTTAACTTTTTCTCCTGCAATGCCGTGATTTAAATCACTCCATGCGAAGAAGATAGTCCTTAATAAATCAACTGATTCTTCTAGTTTTCTTGCAACTACTTCAGTCTCATCTAATACAAACTGTTGTAGTTCTTTTGGGTCTAATGTTTTACCATCAACTGTACCTGTCTGTACAACCATATAGATTCTAAACAAGTCATCCCACAAGGGTGTACCACCGTACTTTTGTATTTTCTTCATCTCTGTGAAGTTCATTCCATGTTCTGTACCAAATTTAGAACCTTCGAATTTATTCTTCATCTTTTGGATGAGAGTTAATACTATGGCCGGTGTCATTCCTTTTGAATGGTTACTCACTTTGCCACCTCCTTGGTGATTAGTTCAATGTTATAGCTGTCTGTTTCAACTGCTATAGCAACAACTTTTGCGTTGTTGTGTAACTCTACTCTGTTAATAAAATCTTTCAGGTCACTTCTAAAATATAGTCCACCTTTATATTCGATGTTCTCTTCAGAAGATGAATCCCAAAAAATTCTTTGAGTTTTATCTGCCATGATTTGCCTCCTATTATTTAAAGTAATCGATAATTACCTTGTTGTAATTACCATAAGACACTCTGTTTAAACAAAGTGTCCTAGTTAATTACGATTCGTCAACAACAACTTCCGAATTATTCTTATCGGTTATTGTTGCAACTGTTTGGCTGTCATAGTCAACGATAGCTTTTTTAAATGAATGGTCCTTTATTGCATGAAACATTTCATCTAATGCGTTATCGTATCCATTACCATCATGAACCACAAGTAAAGTTATCTTCTCTACTTTTGCGTTCAGTTCGAATAATGTTTTTTCACCTGCCATCTTTTGCCTCCTCTTTTATTGTATCTTCGTTATACAATTCAACTTCTTCTTTAATAGCTCTGTCTAATGCTTGTACAATAGGCATACTATTAAACAATTGTTCTTGTGTTGCTCCCCATTGAGACCAACTATCATTAATATCATTATCTATACGAAACTTACTTTCAATTCCTTCAATCTCAATAGTTCCTTCGATAGTTATTAACTTAGCCTTAGCCATCATTTGCCTCCTTAATCTCTGCTATAGATAGCAAGATACCAACAACTTTCAGCATCCGAGTCCGGTATTACATTGTTCATCTCGGCTTCTTCTCTAGTACTAAGCTAGAGTTACCACTTTCAGCATTGTTATTAGTATCTTGCTACCTACTTCGGTCCTTATCTTTCAACAGGGCTGTAATTTTCATTACATGATAAGTCCTACATAGATAGCTAACTGCACACACTCGACTTTGCTTTTCATCAACACTTAATTAGTTAATTAATGGAGATATTAAATAATGTTCGTGTATCCTCTCGTTCGTTATGTGCAGTTAGCTATCCCCACGGGTGTGTTTATCATTAGGGCAATATGAGTCCATGGGAATAGCTTTTAAAGTGTCTGTTTAAACAAGTAGACACTTAGTAACACATTAACCTACAATCAAGCGACAGAGACCACTCGTTAGAGTACATATCTTTAAATATGTTTTGCACGACTGCAGTATTGTGTCTATCTCATCAATGTGCTACTAAGTGCCTACTTCTCATAATTACCACAAGCAACTCCCGAAAGAGTTGCCTAGCTAATTACTTTTTATTAGGAATGCAGTCAACTGCGTTCCTAATAAGTTTTATATTTAATAGGTTTCCGTTTAAGATATTGATTTCTTTCCTTGTGAACCAAAATCCACAATTAGAACAAACAAAGTTATCATTATTTGTTTCTTTATTTATTTCATATGTGAATTTGTGTACTTCATAAGGGTTGTTTAATCTTTTTAACAATTCCTTAATAGGTAACCTATTGTTAATATGGTTGTTCATTACATTTCCTTCTGTTATTTGCTCTTTGAAAAAAATGTAATAACTCAATAAACTTGGGCTTTTAAGAATGGATACTTGTTCCACTCTAATTTTAAAAACTCTTAAATCGCTTTTAAATGGCCTGTTTATATCCCGATTACTCGTTTATTAAATTCATCTAAGAATTTATCCCCGAATACTCTATCAACTTCTGAATTAAATGATTGGGTCTCGACATGAATTAGATGTTCTCGTAATTTTCCTAATGCTTTAACTTTAACATCAATTATATCCTCGTTATCTAAATATCTTTCAAGAACCTCCAATGCTTTGAATAATTCTTCCATAATTTGCCTCCTATAATTTTGTCTTTGGTAAAAATCCTTGTGATAATTACCATAAAGCTATCTGTTTAAACAGATAGCTCTAGCTAATTACTCGACTCTTACATCTCCATTATTATTTATGAAGAATTTACCGAAGAAATCTCTTTTGGTCTCCGGTTCCGGTCCAACAAAAACAATTTCTTGTCTTTCTTGTTCTAGTAGTGCTTCCTTAGACAAAACTCCATCAAACTTTGGGGGTCCAAAGAAGTTATTGCTATCTTCTATATAAATAGAATCTAGTTTTCCTTCTGAAACTAAATCTTTTAGTTCCGTCTTTGACTTGGGCCTCCTCATGCTGTTGTTATTTCCTTCTGTCCAATTTATAATGAACACTCCTTGTGCCGACATATTGCCTCCTTTTAATTGTTTGGTAAAAATCCGTATGATAATTACCACAAAGCCGTCTGTTTAAACAAACGGCTCTAGCTAATTATGTAAAGTTAGGACTTTTTAAAGTCTTACTATAAGAAGTAATGCTTTCTTTGAATCCTATTTTATGTATTGGCTCACTAATTATATTTAGATGATGTGCAGAATTTAAAACTGTCTTAACATCTTTTAATAATTTATTAACATTTTTGATTTCAAAATCTTTTGAAACATCGAATGTTATGTGAATCGTTCTTACATCTTTCATACTGCCTCCTTTTTAACTGTTTGGTATAAATACCATAAAGCCTTGTTCAAAACGGTTTGTTTAAACAAGGCTCTAGCTATTTATAATGGGTTCTCTTTACACCATTCATTGTAATCTTCTTCCGAATCGAATCCGTTTTCCTCCCATGCTTTTGGCTCTAAAGCCTCTTCATGTATCTGTCTTCGTTCTGATTTCGTAGCATGGCTCCATGGAATAACACCTTCGTGTTCTCCTTTGCCCATGCTTGTATTTGCAGATTGGTCAAGCATTCCATTAGGCGTAAGAACTAATAACTGTTTGCACCTGTTAAAAGTTTCCTCGTCTAATATTTCTACTTTTTCCCCGTATCTAGCATCGACATTAATTCCGAACTTTGAATTTTCATTTTTCCATTCTTCCTTTGCTGTCTCTTTGCTGTCTGCGATTACTATTTTTATGTCCTTGTACTTACTTTTTAAGCAAGTTGCAACAACATAAAATTGTATTTTGGTACTCATATTGCCTCCATTTCTATTATGTCTTGGTTTGATTACCATTGAGCTACCTGTTTAAACAAGTAGCTCTAGCTAATCAATTATTTATAATCATCTCTCAATGATTTTGGCAATTCAACTATTGCATAACTTCCACAAGCTGAACATCTGAAGTTGTCTCCAACTTTCCTTGCACTAGCAATCGATATTCGAGAAATTAATCCGAATCCGTCTGCTCTTGATTTGTCTGAACCTCCAACACACTCGTCATTCGTACATTTTAAAGAACATGTTGTTCCTCCTGTCTGTCCGTATGTTTCTTTTATCGGTGCATGGTCTAAGAGTCCTAGTTTAAGGATAAAATCTTTTATCCATAATGTGAACTCCGGTCCTGCGACTGTTGCTGTTGGTTTTCCTGTAGCTCCTAGATAATCGATAATGATTTTCTTGAACTTAGGGCCATGGCCTGTACCTTTCGGACATATTGCATGGGTAACCTCATGAGCAACTACTTGGGCTGTCTCTATTGCACTAGCTAAATCGTTTGCTCCGAGGGTTGGCTTTATAAAGATTTCTCTAAAATCTCCTTCACTACTTCCTTCGTACAAACAAACTCCGATTGCATTGGCTCCGGCTCCTGTAGGCATAAAAGAAAGACTTAACTTAATTTTATCTCTACCGACTGCCGGTACAAACTCCTCGCAGATTCTGTCATAGACAAAGTCTGCAACTTTGTTTAACCATTCTTCTCGGTTGCCTTTAAATATTCGATGGGGTCCGTGAACCACATCTTCTATTTTTGTAATTTGGTTTTTCATATTGCCTCCTATTTTTTTGTTATATGTAATAACCACAAGACTCATTGAATAAATTCTATCTGTTTAAACAATGAGTCCTAGCTTATTAAATTTTTAATTTGATTACTCCTGCGTTACTCAAAATATCTGCCTTCTGTATCGCTACAGCTTTAGCATTTGGATAACAGTCGTTACAATAATATTTTGTTTGTATAAACTTTCCATCATTGGTTTCAACTCCGTTATCAATATTTGCCCAAGCTCCACAATCTTCGTAATTTTCGCATACCATTTTTTTGCCTCCTAAAATGTATCCTAAGAAATATCCGATTTGAATATTTCTATAAGAGACACTTTTTCTGAACGGTTTCTAATGTTTCCGTCTCACCTGCAATCTAGTTGGC